TGATCGTTTTGAAGATCCTGATACAGTAGATTTTAATTTACTGATGACTGGTCCTGCTTCTGTTGATAGTGCAACTTCAACAACATTACCTATCAATAATATTGATATAGTTGAAAAACGTAAAGACTCTGTAGTGTTCATTTCGCCGTATAAAAATGCTGTTGTTAATGTGGTAAATGGATATACACAGACAGCTAATGTTAAAACATACTTTGATTCATTACCTAGTTCATCATATGCAGTATTTGATAGTGGTTATAAAAAGATGTATGATAAGTATAACGATACATTCCGTTGGGTACCTCTTAATGCTGATATCGCTGGTAGTTGTGCTAGAACCGATGCGGTTGAAGATCCATGGTGGTCGCCTGCTGGTTTGAGTCGTGGTCAGATGCGTGGTTCAATCGAACTAGCTTTGAATCCAACTCAAGGAGAGCGTGACATTCTTTATCGTGCTCGTATTAATCCTGTTGTTACATTTGCAGGGGAAGGTACAGTACTTTGGGGTGACAAAACTGCTCTGGCACAGAATAGTGCTTTCAGTCGCATTAATGTTCGTAGATTGTTTATCACAATCGAAGAGGCAATTGCAAAGGCTGCTCGTACAGTTCTGTTTGAGTTCAACGATACGTTCACAAGAGAACAATTCTTAGGTATGGTAAATCCGTACATGAGAGATGTGCAGGCTCGTCGTGGTGTAACGGACTTCTTGGTCGTGTGTGATGAAACCAATAACACTGGTCAAGTCATAGACAACAATGAGTTCCGTGCAGACATCTATGTGAAGCCCGCACGTTCAATTAACTTCATAACTCTTACTTTTGTTGCTACACGCACCGACGTAAGTTTCAGTGAAGTGGTTGGAAGAGCTTAATAAATTAAGGAGATAAAACAAGATGGCAAATTTAAGTAGTTTTACAAGTGCCTTACAGGGTGGCGGCGCTCGAGCTAACCAATTTCAGGTTACAATGGGTGGCGCTGGTGCCTCAGGACTTACAAATCAATTTCATTTCCTATGTCGTTCTGCTCAGATTCCGGCTTTGACAATTGGTGAGGTAGCAGTACCTTATCGAGGTCGCACGATTTATCTGGCTGGTGATCGTACTTATGATGCATGGACAGTAACGATAATGAATGATCGTAATTATAGTGTCCGAGCCTATTTGGAATCATGGATGGATAATATGTCGGATCTTGGTGCTACGACTAGAGCTAATGCTTTGAGTTCTTCATCTTATTATGCTAATGCTACTGTAATGCAGTTAGATAGAAATAATAGTCCAATAAGAACTTATAAATTGGAAGGTTTATGGCCGACAACGATTGATGCAATTGATCTTTCTTATGATGCGAATGACGCAATAGAAGAATTTGGTGCAACATTCCGATTTAATTGGCTGACAATTGGTGGTTCTGGTACAGGTGGTGATGACGGATCTTTGGTGGTGTCGATTGATGCTAGCCTTAAATATAGTTCGTCCTCAGAGCCAGAAGGTGGTCCAGGTTAAGTTTTGATTTTTGATTATGCTGATTTCTAATCAGTATAAATAGTTATACTATGGCAGAATTATTTGGATGGGAATTAAAGAAGAAGAAGGATAGCGACAAGGCTAAAAGCTTTGTCGCTCCTTCGGACGAAGAAGGCACACTAGATATTGCTGGTGGTGCCGGTTTTTTTGGGCAGTATTTATCATATGATAAATCTGCTCGTAATGATTATGAACTGGTACGCAAGTACCGACAAACCTCAGAAAACCCTGAGTGCGATCAAGCAATAGAAGATATCATTAATGAAGCTATTACGGCTGATGAAACAGATATCTCTGTGGCGGTCAATCTTGATTGGGTTCCTCTTTCTATGTCTATCAAGAAAAAGATAGATGACGAATTTAAAGAAGTTCTCACACTCCTTCAGTGGAAAAAGAAAGGGCATGATATCTTCAGGCGGTGGTACATTGATGGAAGAATTTTCTTCCATAAGTTAATTGATGAAAAATCCCCCAGAAAAGGTATAACGGAAGTACGTTTTATTGATCCTAAGTTTATCAAAAAGGTCCGAGAAATTGAAAAGGATAAGGTGCAAGGTGGTATTGAAATAGTTAAATCTACTAAAGAATGGTATATTTATAATGAAGCTGGTGTGTATCCTGCTTTACCTGCTATTGGTGGTACTACAAATATGCAAGCGCAGGGATTAAAGATTTCTGCTGATGCTATTGCGTATGTTCCGTCGGGGCTATATAACCCCACAACGAATCAAGTTTATTCTTTATTGCAGAAGGCGATTAAGCCTTGTAACCAATTAAGAATGATCGAAGATGCGGTAGTGATTTATCGCATCGCTCGTGCTCCAGAAAGACGTATCTTTTATATTGATGTTGGTAATCTCCCCAAACCTAAAGCCGAGGCATACATGAAAGATATTATGTCTCGCTATAGAAATAAAGTTGTTTATGATTCTAATACTGGTGAGATTATGGATGACAGAAATCAGATGTCTATGCTTGAAGATTTCTGGTTGCCACGTCGTGAAGGTGGTCGTGGTACTGATGTAACTACGTTATCTGGTGGCCAAAATCTTGGTGAACTAGAAGATATCAAATACTTCCAGAAGAAACTTTACAAATCATTAAACATTCCTATTTCTCGTTTAGAGTCGGAGGGAGGTTTTAATCTTGGGAAGTCTACTGAAATTACCAGAGATGAAATTAAGTTTAGTAAATTTATTCAACGTCTGCGTAAGAAGTTTGGTGAGTTATTCCAAGATATGCTTAAGACTCAGCTAATACTCAAAGGTATTATAACTGATGAAGATTGGAACCATGTTAAAGAATTTATCGTTTATGACTTTAAAGATGATAATCATTTTCAAGAGTTAAAAGAAATTGAAATTCTTAATGAAAGACTGACTGCATTGCAAGCTGTCAATGATTATGTTGGTACATACTATTCAGTAGAATATGTCCGTCGTTATGTATTGCGTCAGTCTGATACAGAAATTGAAGAAATAGATAAACAGATTGAACAAGAAAAGAAAGACGATGTTATGGATGATGATGCTGGTTTAGATCCAGGCAGACCGGTTGGTAGTAATATGCCTGAACCAGAGGTGCCGGCTGAGGCACCACCCATGAATGGTAATGGAGCTGCGACAGTCCCAGGTGGTGTAGAAGGTCAAGCTGATGCAGATCAAGAATATTCAGGTCCAGAGACTGCGTAAATTATAAATATTAGAGGAATATACAATGGATAAGAATCTTAAAAAGATGATTGATAATGTTGCCGACGGTGATATGGCTGCCGCTGGTGATGCATTTATGGCTGCTGCTGATGCACGGAGAGGTGATGCATGGCAACAGGCAAAAACAGATTATGCCCAACGTGCTTTTAAAGAAGTAGATTTGGGCCAAGTAACTTCAGGAGTAGATACGGGCATCACAGGTGACCCTGCTGAAGTAGAGGAAGAATAAATGAAACTTATATCTGAATCAATAGAAGATATTGATTATCTTATAGAAGATGATGACACCGGAAAAAAGAATTATAAAATTCGGGGTCCATTTTTACAAGCCGAGGTTAAAAATAGAAATGGCCGCATCTACCCGATGCACATTTTAGAAAAGGAAGTAGGCAGATATAACAAAGAATACATACAGAAGAATAGGGCATTTGGTGAACTAGGTCATCCAGATGGACCTACTGTAAACCTAGAGAGAGTATCACATATGATTACTTCTTTGCACGCCGATGGTACTGATTTCATCGGTGAAGCTAAGATAATGGATACTCCGTATGGTAAAATTGTAAAGAATCTCATAGACGAAGGTGCCAAGTTAGGGGTTTCGTCCCGAGGTATGGGGTCACTCGTTCCTATGCGAGGTGCCCAAGTTGTAAAAGATGATTTCTATCTGGCAACTGCTGCAGATATAGTCGCAGATCCGTCTGCCCCCAATGCTTTCGTAGAAGGTATTATGGAAGGCAAAGAGTGGGTATGGGATAACGGCGCAGTAAAAGAGATGGATATTGATGCCTATAAGAAAGAATTGAGCAAGAAATATCAAAGGTCGCAAGCTAGAGAAGAACAAGCTATCAAAATCTTTGAAAATTTCATGTCAAAGTTTTGAATATTATAAATAACTTATATGTACATTAAAAGAAGGGAGTATTCCAAATGACGGATATTAACACTGAACTAGAGAGAATTGCTGATGAAACACTTGGTAACCCTCTAGAGGAAGCACAGGGTAACCTAGATACTAAAGGTGATCCCAGGGCTCCCATGAAAGGTGCCGCAAAGGCCCAGAAAGAAGCCAAGATTGAAGGTGGAACTCCGGGTGGTGAGACACAGGACATGGGTCCCGCAGTTGTTTCTCCAGAAGCTAAAACCGATCCGGGTACGGCCGCAACTAAAAAGGCGAAAAAGTCTAGTCCTCCTACAACCAAATCTTCTGATGCTTCTGCGAAACCTATGGGTGATGGCAGTGGTGAGATGAAGGTGGGGGCACGGGAAGAAATAGAATTAGAAGGTGTCGATCCTGAGGAGAAAGGTTTAGCTGCTGCTCGTAAAGCCGAGAAGAAAAAGGCTGGTAAGGGTGGCGGAACTGAAGGTCGACCTCAGGAAGAGCCGGATGAAGATGAGGAAGATGGAGAAGAAGTAGAAGATGACGAAGATAAGGATGACGAAGAGGAAGCTACTCGTAGTAAAAAGCGTCCTACCGCTGAAGAGCGTGTTGCCGCACTTGATCTTTCCGATGATGTTGATGCATTGACATCTGGTGAAGGTCTTTCTGAGGAATTTAAGACAAAGGCTGCTACAATTTTTGAAGCTGCGTTGAAGTCTAAGATCCGTATAGAATTAGAGCGTCTAGAGGAAGAGTATGCTGAGGCTTATGATTCTGCTATTTCCGAGGCAAAAGATGAGTTGACTACTAAGGTTGATGGTTATCTGACGTATGTTGTCGAGGAATGGATGAAGAAGAATGAGTTGGCAGTGGAGCACAGACTAAAAACTGAACTTGCTGAACAGTTTATTGCAAGCCTACGGGCACTGTTTGAAGAGCATGATATTGCAATTCCTGATGAGAGATTTGACATGCTTGAGGCTGCTGCAGAGCAGGCTGATAATATGGAAAGTCGCCTTAATGAGGAGATTGAAAAGAATATCACGCTGACACAACAGGTAAATGAACTGTCACAGAATGAAATTCTTTTAGATGTGGCTTCTGATCTTGCAGATACAGAAGTTGAAAAGTTTTCAGAACTAGCAGAGAGTGTAGAGTATGAGAATGCCGATGACTATCGTTTGAAGTTAGAGACAATCAAAGACTCTTATTTTCCGAAAGCTATGATAAACGAAGATGTAGAAGCAGCGCCGAATTATGAAGATGTAGAGATGTCATCCGGTAAAATGGCTGCATATATGACTGCTATTGGTAAAATTGAAAAACGAGCTAATGGCACATAAAATTTTTTAAATAAAAAGGGAGATAACAATGTATAACACTGAACACTTACAGGAAAAATGGCAGCCAGTCCTAGAGCATCCTGATCTTCCCGAGATTAAGGATCCTTATCGACGTGCTGTTACTACTGTAATTTTAGAAAATCAGGAGAAAGCCATGCTTGAGGACCGTGAGTTCTTGGGTGAGGCGGCCCCCGCTAACAAAACAGGCGCAAGCGTTGCAAATTGGGATCCGATCCTAATTTCGCTAGTTCGACGTGCCATGCCTTCTCTTATTGCTTATGATATTTGTGGCGTCCAGCCAATGACTGGTCCTACAGGTCTTATCTTTGCAATGAAGGCTAGGTATATTTCACAAGCTGGTGACGAAGCTCTGTTTAATGAAGCCAACACAGCGTTTGCAATGCAGGCGGCTGGTGGTGCTGCAGTACAGACAGGTAGAGATGTTGTTAATGCCATTACGACCACTAATTATAGTGTGCAACATGGTATGACAACGGCAACTGCTGAAGCCTTAGGTGATGCTACAGCTAATGCTTTTGCTGAGATGGCTTTCAGTATTGAGAAATCAACCGTAACTGCAAAGTCACGGGCTCTCAAAGCTGAATACACAATGGAACTTGCACAGGATTTGAAGGCGATTCACGGACTCGATGCTGAGACCGAACTTGCTAATATTCTTTCTGCTGAGATCCTTTCGGAAATTAACCGTGAAGTAGTTCGTACTATTTACATCAATGCTAGACAAGGTGCCCAGTCGAATGTAACAACTCGGGGTGTCTTTGATCTGGATACAGATTCCGGCGGTCGCTGGTCTGTTGAAAAATTCAAGGGCTTGATGTTTGCGATGGAAAGAGATGCAAATGTAATCGCTCGTGATACACGCCGTGGTAAAGGTAACATTATGATTTGTTCTGCTGATGTTGCGTCTGCTATGACAATGGCTGGTTTGCTTGACTATCAATCTGCCCTTCAGGATAACCTGAATGTAGATTCGACAGGCAATACTTTTGCTGGTGTGCTTAATGGTCGCCTTAAAGTATACGTTGATCCGTATGCGAATATGGCACTGCCATACACGACACAAACAACTACCACTTCTACTGGTGCTTCAACAACACAGTACTATGTGGTTGGTTACAAGGGTACTTCACCTTATGATGCTGGTCTATTCTATTGCCCATACGTTCCGTTGCAGATGGTCCGTGCGGTCGGTGAGAATTCCTTCCAGCCGAAGATTGGCTTTAAGACACGTTATGGCTTAATCGTGAATCCGTTTGCTGAGACAAGTGCTGCGCAGACAGATTCGGGAGCAGCTAATGCTAACGTTTACTATCGTCGAACACAGGTAAATAACCTGACGTAAGATGTAAATTAAAAAAGTATCCGCCATAATACAATTATAAAGGATACAATTTTGGAACGCCCCTCCACCGCAGGGGCGTTTTTTTAGGTCTATAGGTTATAAATAGTAGAGATTAAAGAGGAGTAATTGTAATTACACAAGCGGTCTACTCCCACCGTTATGAAGGAGAATTTAAAATGGCGATAGTACAACGAGAGATGATGGATACTGACTGGAGATTTCTGAATGAAATTATCCTGACAGCTGAAACGAATAGTGGTGTTATAGTAGCCAATGTTTCAGATATGCAATTTTGGGCCGCAGGTTCAATAGTAAATATATCAAAGATTTTTTGGACTTCTGATAGTCCAGCGGGAGGTTTGCAACTTTATTGGGATGCTGGCACAAATGATAGAGCAATAACATTACTAGGTAATGGTAATTATGGATATCAACCAGGACAGCCTGCTTTGCTTAATCCTCAATCAGCTAGTGTTACTGGTGATATAATACTTGTAACTGGTGCGGCTGCAACAGGCACTATTGTTATAGAGTGTCACAAGTATCAAAGAGCTGCAAATGCTGGTACTGGTGGTGATTGGCCGCAGGGTGGATAATGGCAACAGTTCCTAATGCAGATGTAGAACCTACATCAGTTAGTTCTGTAAGGAAAAAGACAAGCTCTACTGGGGTAAGTGAGTTTAATACTAACCCCAGAGAGCCTACAACTTTTGATTATGCACAAAATAATCAGTTTACGGTTTATATACCTATTTTTCCTTTAATAGAATGGTTTGTGGTTAGTTGCAACGTCCCTGGTATCACTATGGGCCAGGGCGTTGTGTCTACCCCATTGGTAGATTATCCTATCGTGGGAGAAAAACTTACCTACGATCAATTTAGTATGACGTTTCTAGTAGATGAGAAGCTCCAAAATTTTATGGAGCTTCATAATTGGCTAATTAACATGGCTCCCCCACAAAACTCGGATCAGTTTATGGCAACGACTAGTGATTATGTAATACCTACTGGTCAAAATACTAAAAATTATCCAGCTGATAATGCTGATTCACAAACAATTACAGGTAGTACATCTGATAGAGCATTGTATTGTGATATAACATTATTTATTTTAAGTTCTAAAAATAATCCTGTGGCTACTGTGGTTATGAGAGATGCATTTCCTGTATCATTGAGTTCATTGGATTATAGTCAGCAAGAAACTGATACTAATTATGTTCAATGTAATGTGACATTTGCTTATCCATTTTACACTCTCAAGGCTGTATAAATAATCCAGAGAAGG